TTTCAAATATGTTCGGAAGTCTTAAAATTATTGGTGACGCTGAATTACACAAGAAATTTAAAGAATTGCAAGAACGAAATAAAGCTAATTTACCGAAGTATGTATATCCTGACAACATTTTAACAGTTTCAAAAGTTGCTTATTGCATTGAAAAAGGCATAAGTGTGGCATTTGATAAAAAAGACTTAAAGCATTACAGAGGCCTGGATGCTCAAAAAAAACACGGGAAGGCATTGTTTGGTTCTGGCTTTTTAGCTTCAAATAAAGCAGCAGCAGCAGCAGCAGCAGCAGCAGCAGCAGCAGCAGCACAAAAACAAGATAATGTAATTATTTGGGAGCTATCTCCAAAAGAGTTACAAATTATCGAAACGCTGGGAGGCTCTTTATAATGCCGCCTAACATGCCAATAACTCCCATATACCGGATAACAAAATAATAAACAATATATATAATCAATCAAAAGAATATTATATGAAAAATTTTAGGAAAGAAATTATACAAATAGCTGCAATATGCATACAGATCATCCAGGACTTAGATAAAAAATAAAAGAAAGTATATATATGAATAACCAAATCAATGCCATATATTACAAAAACATATAGAAGAAAATACAATCCTGCGCCAAAACCATTCGAAGGTATAGTACGAAAGAGCGGTAGATTTAACTACGGCACGCAAGCATGGAAGCGTCTGCGAAATGCTAAGATAAAATCAATGCCGCTGTGCGAGATATGTAACGCAACCGGAAGGATTAAAGCTGCACAAGTAGTTGACCATATAAGTCCGATTGAGGACGGCGGCGACCCCTGGGCATGGGATAACTTGCAAAGTCTTTGTACAGCATGTCATAATCGAAAAACAGGAAAGGAAGCAAGATATAAAAATATTAACCTATGATGGAAAAACAAATGCTATACTTTTCAATTATATGGATTACGGCCATTCTGTGGTCTTTTGTATTATCTGGTCTAATTACATTAATCTATGCTATTGGACTGATCGAAGTTAATTTATTAGATGTATTTTCCCCTGTATTGATCGCAATCGGTCTTATGTTCTGCCATCTTGTAATACTTGGCCTCATTGCCCTTATATTGAGGGTATATAAATATATAAAAAATATATGAAGGGGGATACCGGGTGAAATCTTTGAAGTGTTTACCGTGCTATCGGTTGGTTAAACTTCTCTGTTTTTTCCCATTTTTTCGAAAACCCTAAATATATATTATAAATATAAACCGTAAATATAAAATATAAATATGAAAACAACTGACCAAAAAAGAATCCAGGGTACTTTGAAAAAAGAGCGGATAAAAAAGGCAGATGCATACATGCTTTTGGATGAAATTCCCCCTCCTTCTTTCCCGCTAAATAAAGACGGGATGAGTTATTTTACCGACTTTTGCCGGATACTACTCGATAATAAGTACCTAACGGAAGCGTATATTCCGATCATTACACGGTCAGCGTATTGGCATCAGATATATATGCGGTCTATCCGTGAAATCGAAAAAAAGGATATTATTCAGATCGCCTCGAAGTCCGGGTGGGAACAAAAATCCGGCTGGTTTACCGTAATGATGGATGCAGAGGATCGTATGGCAAAGATCGAAGAAAAATTTGGGATGAACCTCTACTCGAACATGAAGCTCGGACTTCCGAAGCCAAAAGCAAAAAACCCGCTGGATGATTTATAAACGATATATCGATAATGTATTAAGCGGCCGTATTGTTTCCGGAGAGTTTATCCGGTTTGCCATTGATCGGCACGTGGCGGATCTGCAACGGCAAATGACGGATGATTTTCCGTATTATTTCAATGAAAAAGAAGGCGAGCGGTGGATTAAGTTTGCCCATCTTTGTCATCATTGGAAGGGCGAATGGGCGCGACAGCCGGTATTGCTTGAGCCGCATCAGCAATTTTATTTCATGCTGCTTTTCGGCTGGCAACGCACCGCGGGTGGGCGCAGGTTCAGGACAAGCTACAAAGAGATTGCACGGAAAAACGGTAAGACAACCGAATGCGCGATTAAAGCACTTGGACACTTAGTGTTGGACAAAGAGCCGGGCGCGCAGGTTTATTTTGCTGCTACAAAAGAAGAACAAGCGCGGATCGGATTTAACGACGTGAAAGAAATTATCCGTGTTTCACCGCTTCTTCAGGGCCGTTTTCGTGGTTATGTAAAATCGATCGTATCCGGAAATTCATCTATCCGTCCTTTGGGATCGGATTCTGATACACAGGATGGCTTCGACCCGTCGTATGGTATCATTGATGAATACCACGCGCATCCTACGTCCGGCATGCTGAACGTTCTGGAAAGCGGAATGGGATCGCGCCGCTCCCCGCTGATCGATATAATTACAACGGCCGGATTTAACCGTACCGGCCCGTGTTATACCGAAGCACGGAATACGTCGATTGAAATCCTGCGTGGAATAAAAACAGACGACACGCATTTAGTGATCATATATACACTCGATAAGGATGATAATTGGAGCGATTCGGATTGCTGGGTAAAAAGTAACCCGAATATAGACGTGTCGGTTAAACGCAGTTTCCTGATCGATCGGTTTACGAAGGCCCGGAATGAAGGCGGCAGTAAAGAAGTCGATTTCAAAACTAAAAATCTGAACCTCTGGACTGATACCGAGCGGACATGGATTCCGGATGATGTTTGGATGAAATGCAGCGAAAATTTAGATTTACGTGCGCTTGCCGGGCGTTCTTGTGTTGCTGGTCTTGACCTGGCGTCGAAGCGCGATACGACCGCGCTGGTTCTGTTATTCCCGGTCGGCGAGTTGCTTTTAGTACTTCCGTTTATATTTTTGCCGAATCTTACGGCAAAGGAACGGGTTGAAAAAGATGGTGTGAATTACGACCGGTGGATACGCGACGGGCATATAATCGAAACACCGGGCAATGTAACCGACTACAGCTATATAAGGCGAAAACTAAACGAGCTGCGTGAAACATACGACATTCGCTCTATTGCCTATGACCGATGGAACTCATCGCAGTTAATTATCGACCTTCAGGGCGATGGGTTTAAGTGCAATCCGTTCGGGCAGGGATTTGCTTCGATGTCAGCACCGACTAAGGAACTGGAAGGATTTGTCTATTCAAAAAGAATCGTACACGGCGGGAATCCTGTATTGCGCTGGATGTGTTCTAACGTGATGATTGTTTCCGATGCAGCGGGCAACATGAAAATCAATAAAGAAAAAAGCCGGGAAAAAGTCGATGGTATTGTAGCCCTTGTTATGGCTATCGGTGAATATATCTCCGGGTTTGACAAAGATGTTTCAGTTTACGATCAGCACGGAATAAGATCATTTTAATAACTATGAATAAACTTGAGCCGCATCTCGCCCGGCTAATGGAACCGATCGGGTTTATTGAAAAATTCTGGGAACTTTGCAGCGAATACCGGACACAACAAGCTGCGTACGAAAGTACAGAACAATTATACATGTCTTTATTCGGGCGGCGAAGGTATAAGAATTACGAATCTTTCCGTGTTAACCGCGACCGGATTCTGAAAAACCATAAAAAATGAAGTCGTGTAAAATTACTATTGTTTGCCCTTGGTGGCGTCGCCTGCAGGTTACTGCATTGCATTGCCGATCGATTAAGAACTTTATTAACCGTGCGCCGCGATGGGCAAAAATTCAATACCTCTGCATCGTTTCACCGGACGATCCGGATCGCGCAGAATTAATTAAAATGGCTCACGAATTCGGGTTTATTGTAACGAGCTACAAAAACCTGCCGATCGGCGCTAAACTGAACGCCGGAATTAACACGGCCGTCCGGCATACTGCACCTGATTATATTATGAACATGGGATCGGATGACTTGTGCAACGTATCGATATTTGAAGAGTACGAAAATCTGATCCGATCTGGTGTGTTATTTTTTGGTATAGATTCCGTATATATATATAATCCGGAGACGAAAGAAACATATTATCTGAACTTATATACGGACGTATATCCGGTCGGCGTGCTACGTATGGTTCATGTTTCATTAATTCAAAAACTGAAAACCGGATATGGGTTATCGCTCTATCCTGCTTCGGTATGCTGTGGGATGGATACTGCAAGTTTCGCTCGTTTGTCAAAAATCGGTTACCCGGCAAAGGTCATTTATGTTAACCGTCGGCCGTTTACCGTCGGGATAAAATGCAATGTCTCTATTAATCATTGGATGCATCTTTCCACGATCGACCGTGCGGAACGATGCGAAAGAAAAGAAATTAAAAACCTATTAAAAGGAATTATATGAAATTTACATCGGACAATTATATATAATATTACCATATGGACTGCCATATGAGCCCCCATATGGAAAATGAAAATATAAATAGAAATATAAATAAAGATAAAAAGTGAAAAATGAAAACTATAAAAACAGAAACCCAGACTGTGAATTTATATTACGATAATTGCCGGCCGGCTGCATTTGCCCGCGATTGGATTCCGAGCCGGACACTTGCCTGTATTAAGATATTTGATTACGATAATTATGACGATTACGTAAAACGTGGATTGTCTCAGAAACCTGCGCGGCATTACCACAGGTCAATCCGGCTTGGATATACGACAACCGTAGATCAGTACGATTATCGAAACGAAAGACTGCGGGAGATTCAGGAAATCAATGAATCGAAACCGATCCGGCAGGGAAGGGAAATGGATAAAAGTTATAAAAGCCCATATAAGATTTATCCTATGACGTTTTGCGACCGGCATCATTTCGTTTTACTTCTCTGCATCGACCCTATAGGAAAGATCGTTGGGTATATGGAATTTTATATTGTAGGCGAGTTTGCCCAGACATCGCGCCTGCTTGGGCATAGTTACGATCTGAGAAACGGAATTATAAACCAGATATTTGTTGCTGCGTTTAAGGTTTGCAAGGTTCGCGGTGTACGAATTTTCTGTTATGCCGAATGGGAAAGTGGGACGGAAGGACTGAAATATTAGAAACAGTCCATGGGATACCGTCCTATGTTATTGAATATCATATAAATAAAAAATATATACAAAAAAACGTAACAATGTTACAGTAGAAAAACGAAAATCTTGTATATATTTGCCAGCATCTATATTTGCAAAAACTGTAGATGCGTTTTTATTTCGGAATAGACCGCAACAAGCGAACCGAGCAACGGGAAGACTACCCTCAGCAAAGTATTTCAACGTTTATTAAATGGCTTACAACCGGATTGTGGGGAAAGAAAACATCGGCCGGGGAAAACGTTGATGAAGAAACTGCCCTTACGTTTTCGGCTGTCTATGCATGCGTTAGGATTCTTTCCGAGACCCTCGCGTCGTTGCCGTTTCATGTTTACCGGCAAGAAGATAATGGGAATAAATATATCGATGCATCGCACCCGCTGTATCGCCTGATCCACGACGCACCGTCGAAAAATTTTACTTCGTTTACTTTTCGTGAAACCATGATGGCCTTTCTTTCGCTTTGGGGAAATGCCTATGCACGAATTATCCGCAGCGGCGCCTACCTGCCTATTGAGTTGGAAATAATTCATCCGGCTAACGTCGATGTATTCGCATCGAAAAACGGGAATATTTATACCGTTAAAGTGCAAGAAGGGAAAACTACAAAGGTTAACGCGGTAGATATGATCCACGTTCCTGCCTTGTCTTTTGATGGGTTAAAGGGTAAGAGCCCGATTGAAGTAGCAGCCGAGAACATCGGACTTGGGTTGGCATTGCAACGATTTGGGGCTGAATTTTTCCGTAACGGCGCAGCACTTTCCGGCATGATTGAACACCCAGGGAAACTGTCAGATACGGCGTATAAACATATAATGGAGAGCCTGGAGAACAAGCACGTAGGGAAGGATAACAGGCATCGGTTGCAGGTATTGGAAGAAGGAATGAAGTATGCTCAGGTTACCGTGCCGCCGGAAGCCGCTCAGTTTATTGCGTCGCGTAAATTCCAACTCAACGAGGTTGCACGTATATTCCGTATACCGCCTCATATGTTAGCCGACTTGGAACGTTCTACTAACAATAACATAGAACACCAGGGGATTGAATTTGTTCAATATACGATGCTTCCGTGGTGCGTACGGTTCGAACAAGAAATTAACCGGAAAATATTTAAGGAGGATGAAAACGGGAAGTATTTTGTAAAATTCAATCTTAATGGGTTGCTGCGAGGCGATGCGGCCAGCCGCGCTCAATATTACAAAGATATGTTCTATATGGGGAATTATTCCATTAATGAAATCCGAGAACTCGAAGACGTGAATAAAATAGGCCCGGAGGGCGACGTTCGGTACATCGTATCGAATCTTGTCCCGGTCGGGCAGGTTGCATCTAAAACGGAATAAGGATGGATAAAACAGAAAAAAGAACTTTTGCATCGAGTGTAGGGATCGATGTCGAAAAGCGTGAAGAAGGCGAAGTGAATAAAATTGTCGGTACGATACTTTACGGCGTTCCGTCGAAGGAATTGGATTGGTTTACGGAAATCATCATGCCGGGAGCTTTTGATGATGTACTGAAGGATGACATTCGCGCGCTGTTTAACCATAATCCCGATCTTATTCTCGGACGCACGAAAAGCGGAACAATGAAAATCCAGTTAACCGAAAAAGGACTTGGATTTGAAATATTTTACCCAGATACATCCTGCGCGCGCGATCTCGTAGAATCGATCCGGCGCGGAGATATTGATGCCGTCTCGTTTGCCTTCCGTACGAAGGATGTAGAATGGATCGATAATGAAGACGGAACATCAACACGGAAAATCCTGAAATTTTCGATGCTTCAGGACATTAGTCCTGTTACTTACCCGGCATATCCTGACATGTCTATCGACCTGCGCGGAGAATACGAGGCAAGCAAGCAAGCACGGAAACTATCAGACGATGATCCGGATGACGACCTGGCGGGATACGAAAAAAGACTACATATGATTACTATTGATAATTAACGGGCCTTGTCGAAACGGGGCTAA